GGTTCTACAGTTGCATTGTATTTGTCTGCAATAGTATTAGCAATAGATCCAAAACTAGTTGTTTTACCCATTCCTACATTGTAGATACCCATCTCATCAACATGCATCATCTTCTCAATAATTTTACATACATCACCGACGTAAATAAAGTCACGTAAATATTCGTCACTCCCTTCAAAAGGATGCACTTTGCCTGTTTCTTTTGCTTGCTTTGTAAATTTATGAAACACACTCATTTGGTCGCCTTTGTGTTCTTCGTGTTCTCCGTATACATTAAAGAAACGCAATCCTTTGATATTACATTTATAATCTTCCCATGTTAACATTTCTACACTACGATCAAACAAATATTTTGACCATGAATATGGACTTTGTGGGTGCTTAGGAGCATCTTCATTAAATTGTTGACCATCGCCATATACACTAGCACTTGATGCATAAATTAAATCAACTCCCTGCATATCACATACTTGTAATAATCTATGACTAAAGTCTAAATTTTGTTTTAAAACTTTTTCAACATCGCGTTCTGTTGTACTTGATATTGCACCCATATGTATAACTTTATCAAATTGACTGCAATCAGGTACAACATTTTCTATAAAATCATATTCAGCAATACCATGCCCCTTGCTCATTAGGTATTTTTTTAAATTCTTTGCTATAAATCCGTCAGGACCTGTAATTAATATTTTTAGTTTATCACTCATTTATTTTCTCTAATATACTTGTAGTTGAAAAGTCTTCAACTGTAGGAACAATGTATACACTGGTTAAGTCGTGTCCTACTACTTCGTTAACTTTATAATCGCCGCCCTTTACAATTAAGTTTGGCTTTAATGATTTAATTAAATTGTATGGTGTGTCTTCACTAAACACAATAACTTCATCTACCCAAGATAAAATTTCTAATTGCTTTTTACGTATTTCTACAGGATTAATAGGTCTGCTTTTGCCTTTTAATCTTTGTACACTAGCATCATCATTTAATCCTATAATAAGTTTATCGCCTTTTTCTTTTGCCGCTTTTAGTAGTTCAAAATGTCCTGTATGTAAAATGTCAAAACATCCATTAGTAAACACAACAGTATTTTCTAAATCTTCTTTATTTAAAATATATGTACCACTATGCTTTACGCTTTCTGTTGATCCTTTTGTTGCTATTTCTAAACAGCGTTTATAACTATAACCTTTTGTAAGAGCATATACAAAGCCTGCTAAAAAGCAATCTCCTGCGCCTGTTACATCAGCAACTTCAACAGCATCTACTTCAACTTCGTAATTTATACCTTCGATATTTGCAATAACTTCTTCGCCAGCATTAGTTGTAATAATATTACCTTTCCATTCATCAAATCCTAAATCATGGAATTCATTGTAGTTAGGTTTTACTAGCCAAGCGTTCTCATAGAACCAAGCATTTTCTTTTGGATCAACAATTACTTTGCAATTATATTTGTTAATGTGTGCAATAATATCTTTTGCTTCGTCTAGCACACCTTTGTTATAGTCACTTAACACAACATAATCATATTGAGAAAAATCTGTTGATTGTACTTTCTTAAGCACTTCTCCTCCGCTTGCTGGCTTGTCATCATCTATACGTGTAATATAATGTCCGTCACACATGATACGTGTCTTTACACTACGTGGTTGATCTATTTCAAACAACTTAACATTAACATTTAAGTTTTTTAAATTTTCGTATACAAGTCCTGCGCCACCTAGTGTTTCTTTTTCTTCAATATATGTAATTACAGGCACTGGTGCTTCTGGACTAATTCTTGAACTAGTTCCATATACATACTTGTCAATTATTACATCGCCGATTACTAAGACCTTCATATTTTATTATAACTTACTATCTAATTTTTGTCAAGCAAATTCAAAACTTTTGTTACAGTTTCTAACTTACTTTGATTAATTTTACTTTGTAGGGTATTGCGTAAACCGTGGTGCAATGGCTTAGGCCAACTACCATTATTAACCCAAGCATACCCATCATGTTCAGTATTTAATTTAGGAATAAATTCTTCTTTTACTGCACACAAATATGTATGAAATTGAAATTGATGATCAGTTGAAATAAAAGTTTCTAAAGGAATTGTTTTTTCTATTTTAGGTAAAAATCCTAATTCTTCTTTAATTTCTCTTTTTAAAACTTCCCATGGAGTTTCTTTACCTTCTCCAGTACCTCCAACTAATCCCCACTGGTTTTTAGTCTTACCTTGAGTACGATGTAATAAAAGAAAACGCTTTGTATCGAGACTGTAGAACAGAGTTCCACTGCAAATTATCTTGTTCATAAAAATAATTAGCCGTTGAGAGCGATTCGCCAGGTCCCTCCTGGATATAATCCCTCAACACTTAATAGCCATTCTTCGCCGTCCCAGCGATATTGAATGCCTGTTTTTAGATTAGTTGTATATGTAACTTCTTTAGTTGTAGATGCTGTAAACACAACTTCCCATTTTATACCATTCCATTCAACAATATCGTTGCGTTTAGCAACTAGATCTTCGTTTGCTGTGCCTTTCCATGCATCAGCACCGTCATAGTTATCTTCGTCACCAATATCATTTAACAATAATATTCTACCACCTAAACCTTTCATTACTGACGTTGGTACAGTTTTTTGTGGATCAATAATGTAATCAATAGTTGTCCATTGATTATTGTTTCTAGTAGGACCTTGTATAATAGTATTACTTGGAAATGTATCGGCATCCCAATCAATAACCAATTGTGATTCATCCATAGGATTCATACTAATTGTACCAGTAATTTCGTGTGTTTCTTCATTAAGTTTTGTAAAGTAAATTCTACTAATACCGTCTTGATATTGTCCAGGATGTGAGTCTAATATTTGTCTCCAATTAGTAGCACCTACTATGCCACGACTTTCTATTTGTGCTAATGTGCCCTGTACATATATACCGTAATCTTGATAATTAGTCCCAACTACATGTTTAGCCGCAGTAGTTTCAACTGAACGATTTCCGTCTTTGTCTACTACTCCAGGCACAACAGCATCATCATATGCATTCAACGTAGGCATACTTAATCCTAAGTCTAATGTTCCTGTATTTTCATCAAAAATACTTGTTATAATATTTGTAATTACACCAAGTCTTTTAACTTTAACAGGTGGACTAATATAAATTGGTGTACTAAATGTTAGTGTCGAAACATCAATTTCACTATCAACGCCTACAGGTACACTTCTTGAACTCCAAGTAACACTATCTAACATAACCGCAGTTAAACTAGTCCAGTCAATATAATTATCTGTAGTTTGTAATTCTAAACTAGGATTAAACAATACTAATATTTGTTCTAATATTTGTAATTTCATATCAGTATTAGTTGACCAAATATCACAATTAAATGTTAATTTGTATGGTGTAGGCATTAGACGTTCAACAGTATAGTTTTTACCTTCGTAATTTAAATACTCTTCGCCTTGGCTATCATATGCACGTTCTCTAATATTAACTTTGCTAACATAACTAGCATCACTTGTTCGTTCTCTATCTATTTCCATGCCTGTTACATGCACAGCAATACGTGGAGCACTAGGTATTTTATTTTCGGTATTGTCGCGTATAATATTTGCAACCTGACGTGTAAGATCACCGTAGGTTACAGGTATTTGTGTAAGGTTGCCTTTTCCGTCTTTGACAGAAAAATTACTCATTAGTCTTACCATTTGAGTTACATACCGTCTTACTTGACCATCATAAAAATGTTCCATTAGTTATCCGCCTTTGGACGTAGTGCCTTTGAAAGACTTTGTTTCTCTTTAACTGTTTCGCCACCAATTTGTGATTGCGCTGGGTTATTAATAAATGTAGTTTTTTGTGTATTACGTGTATCAGTATTTGTAAGGTCAACACGTATACCATCTTGCATTTTAATCCAACGGTTGTTATTGTACTTAAATAATCTTTTAGGTGAATAATCTGTTCTCATAAAGTAATCTCCATCAATTGGTGTAGTTGGAAAACTAATACCCATTCCATATGGAGCGCCATTATTGCCTTCAACTCCTAGTAAGTATCCTTGATAACCTGATCTATCAGGTCGATCACTTATATCGCCTGCTTGAACGCCTATGTTACTTGCATCAATATCAGTTTCATCAGCAGTTTTTAATGCAACAGTTCCGTCATCATTAGTTGCTAGTGTATAATAATGTCCTGTATCATAACCTGACTTAGGAGCATCTGCTTCTGCTTGTGCAATTACTGCGTCATTAATTTGCATTTCTTTTTCGTAGGTTGATAATACATCACGTAATGTATCACTTGAACCTTCTTGTGCTGGTAAATCTAATATTTCTTTAAATTCTTGTGAGTCAACAATTTGTTTTAATTTAATTCTATATAAATGCGGATACCATGTAGGTGAAAAACCTTCTGCGGCTCTGTTTACATCCTCAACAACATAGAATCTTTTTAATGCTACACTGTGATCGTTAAGAGCATATTCATCTTTTAAATGAGGAAGTTCAATTACGTCCCCTGATATAATTTTTCTGCCCAACGTTTTAACACTTCCATTAATCGGAATAGTCATAAACAAAGTATCATTTTGTAAAAACAATCCAAATTGACTCATGTCAAAATCGATATCTTGTACATTATAAATGCCACGCATTGTATAAATGTCTGGATCGTATTTTCTGTCCCTGTTTTCAAGGAATAGCATGTCTTGTATGTTAGTTGTTGCAACAGCATCATAGCGTGGCTGGTCCGCAGTTGCATCTGCTTCTTCTGGATTGTTAGGGCCTAAATACTTGTGTACGAATATATCTGTTCCGCCCACAGTAAACATTTCATGGATCTGTTTGTCCATAAAATGATAGTCATTGCCCTTTTCTGGTTTATATAAGGATAGTCTTGGCATACACATATTTATCGTAAGAGACAACTATCGATAAATACTAATGGAGACTATACATATGGCTACACTAGCAACTAAAAAACAAGAAGTTTATGACTACGTTTACGCACTATTAGGTGGCGGAATGATAGATGTTGAACTTGATCCAATTCATTATGAGACTGCTCTAGGCAAAGCATTGTCAAGATTTAGACAACGCAGTGATAATTCAGTAGAAGAGTCATACATGTTTATGCCAACAGTGACTGATCAAAATACTTATGTACTACCTGATAATGTAATTGAAGTAAGAAAAATATTTAGACGTTCAATAGGATCACGATCAGGTGGTGGTGACGGCGGAACTTTATTTGAACCATTTAATATGGCATACACAAACACATACTTGTTATCAAGTTCTAACATGGGCGGATTAGCAACATATGATATGTTCAGTCAACACCAAGAATTAGTAGGACGTATGTTTGGATCATACATTGAATTTAAATGGAACACGACTACAAAAGAACTTACAATGTTGCAAAGACCACGTACACAAGAAACACTATTATTATTTTGTTATAATTATAGAGCAGATGAAAATTTATTATCAGACTATCTTGCAAGTCAGTGGATTAAAGATTATACACTAGCAACATGTAAATTTATGCTAGGTGAAGCACGTAGTAAATTTGCACAAATTGCAGGACCACAAGGTGGAAGTTCACTTAACGGTGATGCACTAAAAGCAGAAGCACAAGCAGAACTAGAAAAACTTGAAATGGAAGTATCACAACAAGTATCCGGCGGAGCAGGATACGGATTCTTAATTGGCTAATGGATCAAGATGACCATAAAGAAGCCTATAGGCTTTTTTGGTTAGTTAAAGGCCACTTACACACTAGCGAACAAACAATACTAAGTTCAGCAGATGGTTATTTTAAAAGACTTTGGAATAACAATGAAAGATCAGAGTACGGCATGGAAGGCTTTGAAGAAGAATACCAAAAAGTACTTGACAAACGACATAATAGATAGTATTATTATACTATGCATTATGAAACAACACCTTTATTCTCTACACCTCTATTAAAGTCACACTTAGGACCATTAGATCCTATTACACTTACATGGGTAAAGCGTTTAGATTATCCAAATAGCGCAGTTGCACAGTATGGTAACGAAGATCATTTACCTGAATCAGAAAGAGGATTTGATGTATTAAGTCAACCAAAATTATTAAATTTACAAACACTAATTAAACGTGCAGTAGATTATTTTGCTTATACAGTACTAGATGTTATTGACGATGTTGAGTTTCAACTTACTACTAGTTGGATTAATAAAATGAATACTGGCAGTGATATAGAATTACACAATCATGCTAATGCTGTAATTAGCGGAGTATACTATCCTGATGTAGGACCAACTAGTAACCCTCTTACATTTAAAAAGAACAGACAACATTTAAATAGTTTTCCTGAACATGTACGTCCAGATACAAAGCAAAATTGGAGTCAATATACTTCAGGCCAATGGACTGTAAAACCAATGACAGGTGACGTGTTAATCTTTCCTAGCCATTTAGAACATACAGTTGCCAAAAGTTTGGATAAACAAGATAGATATAGTTTGGCTTTTAATTATTTTCCGAAAGGAAAAATAGGAACAAATTCAGTAAGGACTTTTATATGAAATATCAAACAACCCCTTTATTTTCTATTCCTTTATTCTATGCAAATATAGGATGTGTAGATCCTGTCACAATGAAATGGATAGAAAATTTAGACTATCCTGATGAAGCGGCAGGACATGACCATACTTCAGACAAGTATGTTTTGAATGGAGTAAAACTTCAATGGCTCAAAGGGCAAATACAAGAAGCATGTAATATATTTGTTAGTGAAGAATTAAAAGTAAATGATAATGTAGAGTTTGAACTACAAAATAGTTGGATCAATAGACATTCAAAAGGAGAACAAAATACGTTACACTGGCATAGTAATGCTATGTTAAGTGGTGTATATTATATTCAAAATGAGCCAAATGCAGGAGACATAGTGTTTCAAAAATCACACCTGTATTATAATTTATTTCATGACACTGTAAGAGTATCATTCAAAGAACCTTCACAATATAACACAAACGAATTTTACATATCGCCTAAAGCAGGGGACTTGGTAATATTTCCAAGTCATTTAGAACATATGGTTACCCCAAATCTAACAACAACACCACGATACAGTTTAGCATTTAATTTCTTTGCTAGGGGGACTGTAGGCGGCGGTACATCGGAACTTAAATTATGATTATAGGAATATGCGGCCTTATAGGCTGTGGCAAAGGAACAGTCGGCGACATACTAGTTGAAGAATATGGATTTACAAAACTTAGTTTTGCTGATAAATTAAAAGATGGTGTAGCAACAGTATTCAATTGGGATCGTGCTATGCTTGAAGGAGATACTGTAGAAAGCAGAGAATGGCGAGAAACACAAGACGACTTTTGGTCTAGAGAAACAGGACGTACAATTACTCCTAGACTAGTATTACAAGAATTTGGTACTGACTGTATGCGACATGGATTTGATGACAGTATTTGGGTAAGTTTAGTCAAACAAGAACTTGTAAAATATCCTAAAAAGAACTTTGTTATTCCTGACGTAAGATTTCCTAACGAAGCAAACATGATTAAAAGCATACATGGTGAAATTTGGCGTGTAAGACGCGGTCAAGATCCTGTATGGATGCGTATGTATCAAGATATCGGTGTTG